AAAAAACGAGCTGGTACTTCAAACTCTAAAAAGAAGTCTACGATCTCTGCGAAGGCTTATAGAAATATGAAGTCTGGATTTAAAAAATAAAACTAAAGTTTTAGGAAATAAGTTTCTCAAACTCCTGCCATAAAGATTGCTCTGGAGACCAAAATCTTTTCTGTTGTCTTTTCATTTCAATAGAATGTAAAACTGTGGTATGATCCTGTCCAAAATATCTACCTATATCTGTTAGGTTCATGTGATATTTTTCATACAATAAATTATGAATTACATTTCTAGCTCTAACTATATCTGAGGTTCTACTCTTATTCATTAGAGTTTCTTTGTGTACCTCAAGATGTATGCACACCTTATTAATAATACTTTGCACATCAGATGGTTTAGGTTTTGTAATCTTGTAACCAATAATCTTTTTTACATTGCTGTCTTGTATCTTTTCTTTTTGCAAGACATTTGCAGCATATAAAAATCCTTCCGAGAACCCTACCTCATATAATCTTTCTTCTTGGTTCGTAAGAAGGTAAAATGCTTTCTTAACTTTGTATATAAAATTATTTTGGTCTAAGTGTTTGATGTGTTTATTATAATGTGTGCTTACATTTATGGTCATAGATCCCCTACAGATTTCTTTGTTTTTTTTATCAATGTAAACTAATGACTATTTAGCTGTCATTAATTTTTCTTTTGCCTGCTCGATTTGCCAAATCAAACTAAAAGAGTCTTGTTGTTTTTCTGCAACTCTTTTTTTAGCTTCCAAGTATTCTTCATGTGCTTTCGCTTGAAGGTCCTTGAGTTCTTGCAGACGAGTCTTTATCTCGTTCATCTTTCTCCTTTTTTACTTTTGTAAAATCTACCTTTAAGTTTTCGATTTTACATTCTACATACTCACCCTGTGCGTTGGGATCGGCAGCTTTCTGCACGTCATCAAATCTTTCAACCAGTTGAAAACTAGCTTCGCCAGATTTAATTCTTATATATTTAGTCATTTTTATCTCTTTTGTCTATATCTTTTTTGTGTAGATTAAATGTCATGTCATTGTAGATAGATAGATCATGGTAGTTATCTGCCTTATAACCCTTGGTACTTCTAAACAATTTAAGTGTCATCATGATCTGTCCTACTTGATATGGTCTTAGTTTTTTCTTTAAGTTATCTGCTAATATTAAAGTAAATAGATCAGCAAGTATAGTAAAATTGTATTGGTAATCCCCATAATCCTTTTGACGATCACTAACTATTTTCTTTTTAATCTCTTTGTCTATGTCTGTTATCTTCATAAGTTTAAAGGCGTGGCAAGGAAAAAACAATTAAGGGAGCTTTAGCAAAGAAAGGGAAAGATGCTAATATGATTAACCCAAAAAAACCTCGCCACACCATTGAACTACAATTCTAAATTAGTAGTTGTAGTTAGTTTTATTATATGCTGATCCTTGACCTTTTGCAAACCTGTTATTGTTAGGTGCATAAGATTGCTGCTGTCCGCTAGGCTTGGCAGCTGATGAACCAGTATTCGATGGTGTAAGGACTACATTGATAATGCCTGTGGGATTACCTTGCTCATCCATGTCATCAAATCCTGCTTGGTTATACCAACTCTCTCCAATCTTAACACCTATTCTCCAGGTTTTACCCTCTGGTGATTTTGGATTTATTGGTGCAACAAAACTTGGTCTGTTGTCTCCTGGTTGTTTGTCTGCGTTATGTGTAAGTTTTATATATATCTTATCACTCATTGTGTAACTCCTTGTTGGTTTAGTTGTGTTTCATGTGTCTCATACAAATCTGTGATCTGTCTATACACACGAACATTATTATTAGGATCAAATAAGCCAGGATTTTCTTTTCTAAATTTCCTAAGAGCATAAATATCATTAATAGATTTTATGGCATCTCTTACTTGATTCATATCAATGTCCATATCGACATTGGCATGAGCTGTACCACTTGGTTTTTGTTGTGGAATTTTATTGGTAGGTTTAGGTCCTTCAAAAGGTTTTGCTTTATAACCATCATCATTATCTAAACCTGTTTTTAAATTAAGTGCATTTAAGAAAGCATACTTCTTAGCATAAGACATACCATTACCAGTACCAAACTTATCTAAGTTTCCCATTGCAGAGCATCCTTCAATATCAACATGACTTGTAGGATCTTCGATGTCATGTATTCTCATTGAACAAGTAACCATGATAAAAGTTTCTTTAACATAGTTAGTGTAAGTACAGATAGGATATAATCCATTGTTTAGTAATGACTCCATTGCCACCTTCTGCACCTCATCGTGCTGCAAAGGATTGAAGTGCATACCAGGAACTTTCTTTCCTTTTGCTACACCTCCTGCTTCACAAGCAGCTTTATGTAATTTTTGATATATATTTAGTTTCATGCGTTTAACCCCCATAGTTTTTTGATTTGTTTTTTTTGATCGTCTATTAAATCCCTATAATAAAAAGGATGATTTAATTCTGGTGGTTCTGCAAAGTGTGCTAACTTCTCTAAGCTACCTTCACAGAAAACAATTAATTCTTCCCATGACTTTAGCCTTTGAGTCATAAGATGGTATTGTTCTTTTAAATAATCTGGTCTTAACATATCATGCGTGTCATCAAATATTCTATATTCATTTTCATTTACATAAAACAAAAAAGGTTTTTTCTGTGTGCAATGATAGTAGAACGCAACTTGAGAAACGTGCATTGGGTCTGGATCGTTAGGTAGCTGCGTTGTTGCCATGTAGTATTCATCTTTACCTCTACGCTTTTTAATACTAACTGGTTTAGTCTTAGCTTCTCCTATGATGTCATTGCTTTCATAATCTATACGACCAATAATATCATGGATCATATCTTTGTCTTTGTTTGACACATATCTTTCAGCAACTAATTTTGCATCACCAAATATTTCTTTGACACATTTTTTCATGTTCTCGATTGTTGGATGTGCGAAGCTAATCATCATCTCTCTTGCAAGTTTATCCTTGCTATCTACTGGTGGACTATCTTTATCTATTGCCTTTAACTCTTGCTCAAATACTTCATCATAGTTTTTATTTTCTAAAGTAATCTTTTTCTCACCTTGATATAAAACATCACACAACAATCTTTGAGCTGTGTTGTTAACTAGGTTTCCAAAGGGTGCTTTGTATCTTATCTTAAAAGTTCTTCTTAACTTTTGTGGTAAAGAATAATTACAAACTAATCTTGTAAAGTTTTGGCTTGAAGATGGAGACCAATGATCTAATCCTTCGCCACCATTAAAATTAATAAAATGTTTTTTTAGTGTTTCTTTTAATATCATATTTCCTTTCGTTTTTTTAAATATTTATACAGATAAATTTTTGCTTGTCAAACTGTTTATATGCTATATATACAACCTAAAAGGATAAAAAACAAAGGAGAAATATGAAGTTAAGCGAGTATAGGAAAAAAGAAAAAATATCTCACTACGAATTTGGTAGAAGATTAAACTTAACAGGAATTAATCCTGCCACTAATGTGCAACGATGGTGTTTAGAGTCTAAAGAAAAAAGATTTCCTAAACCAAACATGGTTAAAAAAATTTTAGAAGTAACTGGAGGTAAAGTAACTTTACAAGATTTATATCAAGCATGGTGGGATTATGAAGAAGGCAAATAAGTTTCCATACAAAAGAGTTAAAATATATTGGGTTGATATTGTATCTAACTCTGAGTGGATGAGTTTAGATAAAGCTAAAGATCAAGTCTATTCTTGGTGTGAAGATACAGGTTATTTATTATATAAGGACCAGAAAAGACTTATAATATTTGCATCGCATAGTTTTGATGATGATGGAACATTAACAGTTGGCAACACTACAGTATATCCAAGATCTGTTGTCAAAAAAATAGAGGTATTAAAATGATTGATAAAGATAGAAAAAAAACATTAACAGTTATAAGTTTAGGAGCTGGTGTTCAAAGCTCTACAATGGCAATCATGGCAGCTAAAGGAGATTTTCCACCTGTTGATTGTGCAATTTTCGCTGACACAGGTTATGAACCTAAAGCAGTTTATACTTATTTAGAATTTCTAAAAAAGATTTTACCTTACCCTGTATATTTAGTTGAGAAAGGAAATATAAGAGATGATATGTTAGCTGCTAAAGGTACAACTAACTTTGTAGTAGCACCATTCTTTACTCAAAATAAAATCACAGGTAAGAAAGGTATGGTCATGAGACAATGTACAAATGACTATAAGATACAACCAATTAGAACAAAGATAAGAGAGCTTTGTAATGTTAAAAAAGGTAAGCACTTTCCTAAAGATAAGTATGTAGAACAATGGATTGGTATATCAACTGATGAAGCTGGTAGAATGAAACCTGCTAGAGACAAGTATATATTAAACAGACATCCATTGATTGAAGCAAAGATGTCAAGACAAGATTGTATAGATTATCTTAAAAAAGAAAAGATACCACTACCAGAAAAGTCTGCTTGTATTGTATGTCCATATCACAATGATGCTTACTGGCATTTTATGAAAACTGAAAGACCAAGTGAGTTTGCTGACGCTGTTGATTTTGATAAACAAGTTAGAAATATATCTCGTAAAGAAGATGAACAACTATACGCACATAGATCTTGTAAACCTTTGGATGAAGTAGAGTTTGATAAGAAAGAAGATGATAAACAATTAGATATGTTTAACAATGAATGCTCTGGGATGTGTGGACAATGACCAATGATAAAATGTTTGATGAGATAGGTTGTCCTGATGAGCTAAAGGAATGTAGAGAAGAAATTAAACGACATAAAAAGCACATAGAAAAACTATCCAATCAGTTGCTAGACCTTGAG